GATGACGCATACGCCGCCGAGCACTATCAGCTCAAAGAGATTTTTAACGGCATGAAGTTCTGGTATGGCGAGGAATCACCGACCGGACTGTATCAATCGGCTGACGGTCAGTTCTACACAGAATCAGAGTTGCCTGAAAACTCCGACGCATTCTGCACACAGCGCTATGCCAACGAGATTAAAGTCGAGAGAAACGCCCGTATCAGTGACACAGACGACTATGTGAAACTGCCTGACATCACCGTGGCGCGGTCAGCAGGAGCCAAGAGATCAGCCCTTGCGGACGCTGATAGAACGGCCTTAGAAACGTACAGACAGGCGCTCAGAAACCTGCCTGAAGTCGCGGGTTTCCCGTTCGTGCCGTGGCCTGAATTCCCGACTGCACTTGCTTACGAGCTACAGCAGAAAGTTGACGCAAGAACACAAATGAGACAAGGAGGTTTTTAAATGGCCTTATTGAAATCTTTAATTCAACGGCTACTCGATAGCCGAACTACTCCGAGTGAGGCGGGGCATTCTGCTATGCCAAGCTCCAGCTACATAACTCCGACTGCTACGGCGGTACAAGCATGGGGACAAATGGCGCAAGGTGTTGCCCCGTTTGATGGGTTTGTAAGAGCCTCAGCTAGAGCGAGTAATACTAGTTCAAATATTCGAGTAACGAACGACACCGCTACAGTATTTGCTCAATCTGAAGGAACAGCAACAGGGCAGACGCAAGGAATCTTTGTTCCAGTTGCAAAAGGCGATTCTTGGTCGGTTCATGGGACGAACAGAGATAATGTTGTTGTGCGCCTTGTGAAGACAGTCGTGGGGGGTATAACATCCTTGTTTGGAGGGCTCTGTCATGCTTAAAGCCCTCGTTCAATTATTCGCTGAGAAATTTCTTAAGAATCAGTCTGAGTGGGTTGGCCAACAAGCATTTCCATCCCGCCGGATCAACATCTCTCTTACCCTCACACAGTATGTTCCGCCAAGTGACGGCTTCTTGGGATTTTATAAGCCGATTGATAACGTTGACAAAACGATTGACATATACGCCTATAGCACCGGCGGAGGCATTGTCTCTCGTTCCACGTTTTCAACGTCGTCAGAGAACGTCTACACAATCTCTGGAACAATCCCCGTTAAGAAAGGTTACAGTGTTGTTATCAGCGGTACCTTCGCAGAGCTTTGGTTCTCACCAGCAGTGGGGAGTAAATACTAATCTTCAGACAGGAGGTGCGTCATGCTGAAATCAGTTTTAGCGCTCCTCCTCTCCAAGTTCGTGAAGAGAAGCGACACGGAGTTCATAGCACAACAGAGTATGCCGAAGAGATGGGAAGATAAAATATTCATCGCACAAGGCAAAAAAACTCTTAATGGTACGTATACAGCACCGTGTTCCGGTTATGTCTGCATTGACGGAGGAAGTAATATTAGTTACATAGAGATAGGAGACGGTCCTCGTTCTCGGCAACAGGTTGCGCTGACTTCAGGACAAGTACGTCTGGCATGGCCGGAAGTATACATGCCTGTTAAGAAGGGAGATAGTTGCACATATGCGGCCGAGGCGTTAGACGGAAATTCAGACACCGCCGTCTACTTCATCCCAGCAGTCGGAGGACAAACCTCTTAACCACTCCGCCCCTCAATCCGAGGGGCTTTTCGTTAGGTGTGCGCATTGAACTCTGGAGCGCTCATAACATGGTCCTGAGATGGTTGACAATGCGAGGAGCCGTTGCATTGAGGCCTATCGAGTTAGCCAAAATGCAGAACGTAAACCTCTAGGACGGATATGTGGCAGGACCTTTTCAATATTGTGCGCGACCTGGACACCAACGCGATACGCAACTTGGTTGTCGGTATCGGCAGTCTTCTAAGCGGCCTAGTTGCCAGCGTGATGGGCGAGCATCTCTTTCTCTTTAATTGGCTGTTCGCTTTCGTGGTCGCGGATTATCTGACAGGCCTTTATGCGGCCAAAGTCACGCACACGCTATCGTCACGTGTGGGAATTAAAGGGATCCTGCGCAAGTTTGTCATTCTGTTCACGGCCATCGGCTTCCACGGCATTGACCAGATTCTCTCCATGCCGTTCATAGGCGCCTGGGCGGTCGGTGCTTTATCAGTTAATGAACTCATATCCATCTTGGAGAACGTCGAGAAGGCGGGCCTGGGATCTGTCATCCCTTCCAGAGTCAGGGTCCTCCTGGATTCAGTACAGCAACAGCAGGACAAGAAAGTCAAAGAGAAGTTGGGCGTCAACGAGCCCACCCTCAAAGGAGAAAATCCCAAATGAGAAAGCAAGACATATTGTTGTATCCACCTGAATTAGCAACTCAATTCATATCGGAATTCGAGCAGGGCCCTAAGGGCGGACCGGCCCTTGAATCCTACAAATGCCCCGCTGGGGTGTGGACAATTGGTTTCGGCCACACCAAAGGTGTCCACCCTGATGAACACATTACGCGGGCTGAGGCATACGACCTTCTAACTAAAGACCTGGTTCAAACGCAGGAGGAGTTAGCGGCGCTTGTTCATGTGCCAGTGACCGAGAATCAGTTTATTGCTTTAATGAGCTTTGTATTCAACTTCGGCATTACGAAATGCAGGCGGTACACCTTATTCAAAATGATTAACGCCGAGAACGAGGATGGGATTAGAG